TGAATTATAAATCTTAAATTTTAAAGGCATAGTTAAATCATTAATTTCACTAACTTTCTTAATTTCTTCTAATAATAATTCTTTCTTATCTGGTTCTAATTTATGGAAGTAATCTAAATGCTCATCTTCATCATCTAAATCAATATTATCTTCATATTCCATAAATTGCTCATCTAATTCATCATATTCGGAACAATCATCATCATCATCATCATCATCATCAGGAGAAGAAACATCATCATCTTTGCTATTAATAGATTCTTCTTCTAATGATAGTTCTTCTAAACATGAGGGTGATTCTTCTAATGATTCTTCTTCTAATGATTCTTCTCCTAATGATTCTTCTTCTAATTCTTCTTCTAATGATTCATCATCATCATCATCATCATCAATTTCATCAATAGTTAGTTTAATATTAGTATTCAACATATTACTATGCATATTTTTCACCATAGTCATCATCATATATGATAAAGTCATTTCTTCCATAGATGGATTACTATTTCTATTTCTCCGAAGTTTTTTCTTATTTTTCTTCTTCTTATTTTTCTTCTTTTTATCATAACTATAATCTATTAAACCCTTGATATTACCATTATCATCTAAATCGTCATCAACATTAGGTGGTTCGGAAGGAGGTAAGGGATTAGGTAATGGATTATTTAATGATATGTTCTTCTTAGAACGAGTCATCATAGTATGATTACTATCCATAATATTAATTATATTATTCTATTTTTTAAATCAAATTTTAATTAATCTATAATAAAATTTGATTTAAAAAATAGAATAATATAATATATATATATATGTCTTTTGAACCTGAAACAAAAACTATTAAAAGTGTTCAATTCAGTATTTTAGGTCCTGATGAGATTAGAAATAGGTCAGTTGTTGAAATTACCAAACATGAAACATATGATAAAGATGTTCCAGTTGTGAAAGGTTTATTTGATATTAGAATGGGTAGTACTGAAATGGGTGCGATATGTGGGACTTGTAATCAAGACAATATCAACTGTCCGGGTCATTTTGGTCATCTTGAATTAGCAAGACCAGTGTATCATTATCATTTGATTGATTATGTTCCTAAAATTCTATCATGTGTTTGTTTGAACTGTTCTAAACTATTATTTAATAAAGATGATGATTTAGTTAAAAACATACTGAAGAAATCACCTAAATTAAGATATAAAGAATTCTATACTTTATCACAAAAGATCAAACGTTGTGGCGATGAAAATATGGATGGGTGTGGTTACAAGCAGCCAGAAAAATACAAAATATCTCCGATGGAGGGAATTCAAGCAATATGGGCTAAACTGACTTTAGAGGATAAAAATGCGAACAGTATTAAGAAACAACTATTACAGATCGAACAGGTCAAAATAGTTCTAGAGAAAATAACCGATGAAGATTGTAATTATTTAGGATTGTCTGATTTATGGTGTCGCCCCGAATGGTTGATATGTTCTGTTCTACCGGTACCACCTCCATCTGTAAGACCCTCTGTAAAACAGAACAACTCTCAAAGAATGGATGATGACCTTACTCACAAATTACAAGATATTATTAAAACAAATAATATTGTGGCAACAAAAATCAAAAATGATAAAATAGATGATGTAAATAGTTGGACCCAGGTATTACAGTATCATGTTGCCACCTTGATTGATAATGAATTATCTAGCGGTGTGAAACCTAGCGCCCATAGATCAGGGAGACCACTTAAATCTATTAGACAACGTCTTAAAGGTAAAGAAGGACGTATCCGTAATAATTTGATGGGAAAACGTGTGGACTTCTCGGCGAGAAGTGTTATCACACCTGATCCAAATATTGATTTAGATGAACTAGGTGTCCCAAATAAAATTGCTGAAAATATGACATATCCTGATATTGTTAATAATATTAATAAATCTGCTTTAAACAGATTATTAGAAAATGGACCTAATGTATATCCATTCATTAAAAGCATCGTTAAGAAAAACAAAATCAAAATAACTATAAATAATAACAACTATAAAGATATGATTCTTGAAAATGGAGATACTGTTAATAGAAGTATTATGGACGGTGATTATGTATTATTTAATCGTCAACCATCACTACACAAAATGAGTATGATGGCTCATCGTGTGAAGGTTATGGAGGGAAACACTTTCAGATTAAATGTCAGTGTTACGCCTCCTTATAATGCTGATTTTGACGGTGATGAAATGAATATGCATGTACCCCAATCCATATCAGCTATGTTAGAATTAAGACTATTAGTATCTGTTAAATTACAAATCATATCTCCACGTGAGAACAAACCTCTTATCACAGTTGTTCAAGACACATTATTAGGTATTAATAAATTTACTAAATCTGAAAAGATTACTCCTATCGAATATAATGGATATCACTATTCTGAAAACACAAATATTTATGAAATTAATAAATCGTTATCAGGTGATAATGAATATATCGATTCAACTACATATCTTAATAGATCACAATTGATGAATATTATTTGTAATCTATCAACATACAACGGAACACTACCTGAACCAACTAAAACTATTAATATTAAAGATACTGATATTGAACTATGGTCTGGTAGAGATATTTTATCCACAATTCTACCATCTAATTTGAATGTTGTTATTAACAATTCCAGCTATGATAATAATACTGAAGACGGATTCAATGATAAATTGAACAAGATAGTTATTGAAAACGGACAAATTAAATCTGGATCATTTGATAAGGGTACATTTACTAAAACTTCAAAAGGATTAATCCATACAATTTATAATGACTGCGGACCTAATATGGCATCAGAATTTATTAATGATTTACAAAAAATTGTATCATACTTCTTATTAATAGAAGGATTTTCAGTCGGGATTGGAGACATTATTGCTGATAATAATATCAACGTTGAAATTCGTAAAATCATTGATGAAAAAGAACAAATCGATGAAATTATGCAGGAAATTCATCTTAATATATTTGAAAATTACTCTGGTCAGAGCAACGATATGTATTTTGAAGCCAAAGTTAATGGTATATTAAATAATATTTTAAAGAAAACTGGTAATAAGGGATTAGAAACTCTCGATCAAAAGAATCGTGCTATTAATATGGTGAATTCAGGATCAAAAGGCAAAGAACTCAATATTGGTCAGATGGTCTCGTGTTTAGGACAGCAAAATATTGATGGTCAGCGTATCCCTAACGGATTCAATGATAGGACTCTCCCTCACTATTACAAATACGATGATTCTTCTGAAGCAAGAGGGTTTGTTGAGAATTCATTTATCAGCGGTCAAACCCCACAAGAATTCTTCTTTCATGCTATGTCAGGCAGAGAAGGTCTGATCGATACGGCATGTAAGACTGCCTCTACTGGATATATCCAAAGAAAACTCATTAAATCTATGGAAGATCTACATGTCACTAATGACCTTTCAGTTAGAAATAGTTCAGGATGTATTTACCAATTCATCTATGGTGAAGATGGTATGGATGCTATTTATATTGAATCACAAAGTCTTATTATTACTAAATTGAATACAGAAGATTTATGTAAGAAATTCTTATTTGATGATTTAACCAGTTGGACTGAAATCATAGAGCAATCATCATATGATGAAATGATCAAAACCACATCATATAAAAAATCACTAAAAGAAAATTTTGAGAAAATATTAGAACATAAACAATTCCTCCATAGCTTATCAGGTGATAACAACGTAAATTACCCTATCGATATTAATAGAATATGTAAAAACACATGCTTACAAAAAGATAAAAAAATAGTATCTAATATGTCTCCATTAGATATTATTAAAAAGAATAATGAATTAAAAGATAAATTATTTGTGACTGAAAATTTTAAAAATGATAAAATCATTCATATATTAATTGATATTCATCTTAATCCTAAAATATTGATTACCGAATTTAAAATCCAAGAATATGAATATGAAATTATTTATGATAATATTGTATCATTATTTGATAAGGCTAAAATATCTCCGGGTGAAATGGTGGGTATTGTGGCAGCACAGAGCATCGGAGAACCAGCAACACAAATGACCCTAAACACTTTCCACTTTGCCGGTGTATCTGCTAAATCAAATGTAACGAGAGGTATTCCGAGATTAACAGAATTACTTCATATTAGTAAAAATATGAAATCACCCTCTGCTAAAATATTCTTAAGAGAAGGATTTAATAAAGATAGGAATAGGACTACATATGTTAAAAATAAATTAGAATATGTTGTACTAAAAGATATTGTTAAGAATAACCAAATATATTTTGATCCAAGTAATAATTTATTTGAAACCAATATTGAAGAGGATAAACAAATGCTACAAATTTACCAAGAATTCACTGAATTACAAGATATTGATTTTGAAAAAACATGTCCCTGGGTTATTAGATTTGTATTTGATAAGCATATTATGATGGAGAAAAATATTGTTATGGATGATATTTATTTAGCATTCATGAGATACGAAAACAATGATAGTATTGATTATTACTTATCTGATGATAACGCAAACGAATTAATTGGACGAATTTTGATCAATGGTATCAGTGATGGATCTGATAAAGAAAATGGACTTTATGATCAAACCAATATTATTACAACATTCAAAAATGTAATGGATGATCTATTAAGTAATGTTGTGATCAAAGGTATCAAAGGAATCACTAATTTGATTGTTACTGACCATAATAATACTGAGAATATTGAAGGAGAATATGTCACTAATAATGAATTTGTTATTGAAACTGACGGTATTAATTTATATGAAATCTTTAATTCAAAATATGTTGATTATATTAATACTGTATCAAATAATATTTTAGAAATATATGATTGCTTAGGTGTTGAAGCTGCTCGTAATATGTTAGTTGAAGAAATATCTGCTGTTTGTGATGATGCAGGAGAATATATTAACAGCAGACATGTTGAACTGCTAGTAGATACAATGACTAATAAAGGTAGCTTGACACCTATTAATAGTCAGGGTGTAACCAGAGGAGATGTTGGACCGCTTGCTAAATCTACATTTGAGAATACAACCAGTCAATTTATCACTGCCGGTGTATTTGGTGAAAAGGATGGTCTTAAAGGCGTGTCTAGTAATATTATGATGGGACAAAGTATTAAATCTGGAACAGGTTTTACAGAATTATTACTTGATGAAGATAAATTAATTCATGAACTAAGTGAATTAGAATATGAACAAAATGATTATATAGAAGATATCAATGACAATATTGATACGTTACTCAATGATTCAGATCCATTAATGGACGAATATTGTAATGATGATAATTTTAAATTCTCTCATGAATAGTTAAAAAAAAGAATGTTGTTTGCTTAAATTATTTATAACAATATTTTCCAATATTTTATCTGGACACTCACTTAACAGTTGCATAGTTTTATGACCTTTTTTAATAACTCCTTCTTTTGATGACTGCTTTTCAAAATTAATACAATCATCTTTTAAATTATGATTATCTCCCCTATATTTTGGACGCTTATTATCAATATTCCCTCTATTTGTATTTCCATCTAATTCGGACATTGCTTCAGCTTCTAAAGACTTATCT